ACGGTCGCGGCAACTTCTATCGGGCGATTTCGGCGGACGCGCGGCGCAAGCACGGCTTGAATCCGGTTGTCGTGATCTTTGACGAATTGGCGCAGGCCATAAACCGGGAATTGTTCGACGCCTTGGAAACGGCGCAGGGCGCGCAAGAAGAGCCGCTGTTCATCACGATCAGCACCCAAAGCCCGGACCCGCAGCATCCGCTCTCGCAGATGATTGACGACGCCCTGACCGGCGTTGCGGACGAAATCGTGTGCCACCTGTACGAGGTGCCGGACGAAACGGTTGATATTTTCGATGAGTCGGTTTGGATGGATGCCAACCCGGCGCTTGGCGACTTCCGCAGCTTGAAGGAAATGCAGGATTACGCGGCGAAGGCAAAGCGCCTTCCGGCGTTTGAGAACACCTTCCGCAACCTGTACCTCAATCAGCGGGTATCCACGCTGACCACGCTCTTTCCGCGATCTGTCTGGGAGGCGCTTAAAGGGCCGGTCGCTTTCGAGGACGGCGAGGAGGTAGTTCTCGCTCTGGACTTCGCAAACAGGCTCGATTTGGCGGCGCTGACCATGCTTTCGCTGAACGGCAGGGCAATGCGGACTTTCTTCTGGAAGCCGAATGATCTGATGGAGGAACACGGGCGGCGCGACCGGATGGATTACACCACCTGGCAGCGGCTTGAACACCTTCAAGAGTGCCCCGGAAAGTCGATCAGGCCGGATTTCATCGCGCAAAAGATCGGTGAAATCCACTCGCTCTATCAAATCCGGGGCATGGCCTACGACCGCTGGCGGATTGACCAGATCATTCAGGAGTTGGACCGGGCCGGGCTTGACGCTTCGCCGGACGAAACCGCTGCAATCCGGCTGTATCCGTGGGGTCAAGGCTTCGTGGACATGGCTCCGGCGCTGGATGCCTTCGAGGAAGCGGCAATTCACGGTGGATTCACGCATGACGGAAACCCCGTCCTGACGTGGAACATCACCAACGCGATTGTGGAAGCGGACGCGGCGGGCAACCGCAAATTCAACAAGGCCAAGAGCCGGATGCGGATTGACGGCGCGGTAGCTGCGGCAATGGCCTTCGGGCTGCGGTCAAAGCTGGCGGATACGGACGGCCCGTCTGTCTATCAGGAACGCGGGCTGCTATTTCTCTGAAAGGTATCAAATGGGCTTTCGGGACCGACTTTCCGCAGCGTTTGGCGGAGCAAAACCGCAAGCGGAACGCATTGAGCCTCGGGTCTATGCGGCCGCACACTCAACGACCATTGTTTCCACCTCGCAGGATTTGGAAGCAGCCTTGCGGGGGGCTTCTCAGACGGCTTCCGGCGTCTATGTGACCACGGCGGACGCCCTCAGAATATCGGCGGTCTATGCCTGCATCAGGATCCGGTCAGGTGTGGCGGCGAATATGCCAATGCACGTCATGCGCCGGGTGGACGACAGGACGCGCGAAATGGCCTCGGATCACCCGATGCACGATGTCCTGACCCGAAAATCGAACCGCTGGATGAAGCCAGCGCAGTTTCGCCGGATGATGACCGCCCACAAGCTGCTCCGGGGTAACGCCTTCGCCATGAAGGTCCGCAACTTTCGTGGCGAAGTGACGGAATTGATTCCGATGCACCCAGATCGGGTGACGGTGAAGCAAACCGACAGTTTGGCGCTGGAATATGCCTTCACGCGGAAGGATGGTCGCGTGATCACCTTGCAGCAAAGCGAGGTTTTCCACCTTTTCGACCTGACGTTTGACGGCTTTACGGGCGTCACGCCGCTGACCTTTGCCCGCGAGACGGTCGGCAAGGCGCTTGCGATGGAGGACCATGAGTCCGGGATTTACAAGAACGGTGCCAAGATTTCCGGCGTCCTGTCCCACCCGAAGCAGATCGGTAAGGAAGGATTGGCCTTCATATCCGCGTCCCTTGACCAATACCGCGACGGCGCGCGGGAGGGGAAAGACCTGATCCTTGAAGAAGGCATGACCTACGAGCGGATGGCGCTGACCGCAGAGGATGCACAGTTCGTGCAATCCAAGGGCATGACAAACAGCGACATCTATCGGTTTTTCGGCATCCCGCCGCATATGGCGGGGGATACAGAGAAATCAACCTCTTGGGGCACCGGGATTGAGGAGCAAACCAACGGTTTCATCGCATTTACCGCAGAGGACGACCTGAAAACTTGGGAAGAAGCCGTAACGGTTGACCTTCTGGACCAAGATCGGGAGCGGAATCTGTACGCGACCTTCCGGCGCGGGTCTTTGATCCGTGGAAACCTCAAAACACAAGTCGAGACCGGGTTGAAGGAAGTCCAGTTTGGCACCCTGTCGCCAAACGAGTACCGGACACGGTTTGACATTAACCCGCGCGAGGGTGGCGACGAGTTCTATCCGCCGCCAAACACAACTATTGACGAAAAACCCGAAAATGGAGGGGAAAATGTCCCTGCGAAATGACCTTCCAGCGGTGAGCGACTTTGCGCGACCGAAGGCATATCAGGCCGATCCGCCCGCCGATGTTTTGGCGCGCTGGCCTGCTTCTGCCGCCGCCTCGGACAATGACACCGAGATTGCGATCTACGATCAGATCGGCGTTGATTGGTGGAGCGGCGAAGGCTGGACCGCCAAGAAAATGCGGGCGATCCTGAACCGCGTGAAGGGCAAGGACATCACCGTAAAGATCAACTCGCCCGGTGGTGACGTTTTCGAAGGCCTGGCGATCTACAACGAATTGCGCGCCCACAACGGCAAGGTGACTGTGCAGGTCATGGGCCTTGCTGCCTCGGCGGCGTCCTTCATTGCCATGGCCGGGGATGAAATTGTGATGGGCCTCGGCACCTTCATGATGGTCCACAAGGCTTGGGGGATGGTGGTCGGGAACGAGGACGATTTCCGCGAGGCTGCGGACCTGTTTGCGCAGTTCGATGCGGCCCTGTCAGACATCTACGAGGCCCGCACCGGCAAGTCGGCCGATGAAATCGGGGCGTTGATGCGGGAAGAAACGTGGATGGGTCCGAAAGAGGCAATTGCTCTCGGATTCGCGGACAGTTCGGACGATGGCCTTAAACTTGAGGCCCCCGCAGACACCAAAGACAACAAGGCCCTGATGGCCCGGCGCGCGACTGAGGCGGCGCTGGCGAAAGCAGGGCACAGCAGAAATTCCCGTGCTGCCCTTATGGGCGATCTGGGTTCGGCCCCGCGTGATGCAAGCCGTGAAGCAGCCCCGCGTGATGCAGGCTTTGACACCGAAGCCCTTCTTGCCTTCAACGAAAAGGCAAAGGGCTTTTTGCAACAAATCCGGTCGAAAGGATAAACCCATGACCAAGCACTTTGACACCCGTGAGCGCGGACTGATCTTTGCCCGTGCTGACGCTTCCAATCCGCAAGCCGCCTTTGCGGAATTGCAGAAAACCTTCGCCGCAATGGTCGAAGCGCAGTCCGCCCGCGACCAGAAGGACGTTCTGACGCAGGAGAAGGTTGACCGCATCAACAACGCGGTTGGCGACATGCAGAAGGCGCTGGACGCGGCCAACGCGGCAATCGCCGCCTCCCGTCTTGGTTCTGGTGGCGGGGACGAAAACCCCCACGCTGCGGAACACACGAAGGTGTTTGCCAATTACTTCCGGCGCGGCGAAACCGCTGGTCTGGCAGATCTGGAAGTGAAAGCGGCGCTGACCACCCAGTCCGACCCGGATGGCGGTTATTTCACCCCCGGACAGTTCCAGACTGCGATCGAGCAGGTATCCCGGACTTCGATCATCATGCGCCGCCTGGCGAACGTGATGCCGATGGGCGGGATGGAATACACCAAGTACGTGAACCTTGGCGGCGCAGGCTCCGGTTGGGTTGGCGAGCAGGAGGCGCGCCCCGAAACCGGGACGCCGACCGCCGCCGAAATGAAGTACACGATGATGGAAGTGTACGCTCAACCCAAAACCACGCAGCGCCTTCTCGATATGTCGATCATCAACATCGAGCAATGGTTGGCCTCGGAAGTGGACATCGAGTTCGCGCAGCGCGAGAACGATGCCTTCATCAACGGCAACGGCGTGAAGCGCCCGCGCGGCTTCCTGACCTACGATATCGTGGCAAATTCCTCGTGGTCTTGGGGCAAGGTTGGCTATGTACCATCTGGCGCGGCCGGCAACTTCATCACCCCGACCACTTCGGCATCGCCGGAAGATGCGTTCTACGATCTGGTCTACGCCATGAAGGAAATGTACCGGGCTAACGGCTCCTTCCTGATGGCCGACACCACCCAAGGCCGGGTTCGCAAACTGAAAGACGTTGAAGGCAAGAACCTGTGGGCACCGCCTGTCTCGCCGGAAGGTGTGGCAACGATTGTCGGCAAGCCGGTCTATACCGACGACCACATGCCCGTCATTGCGGCCGACTCCTACTCCATCGCCTTTGCTGATTGGAAGAAGGCATACTCGATCTTCGACCGGCCTGGCATTCAGGTTATCCGCGATGCGGTGACGGAAAAGGGCTTCGTGAAGTTCTACACCCGCAAGTATGTCACGGGCGGCCTCGGCCACTTCGAGCCGATCAAGCTGATGAAGTTTTCGGCTACCTAAGCCGAACAGCCGGGGCTTAACGGCCCCGGTTCACCCCCAATCACCCAAAAGAGAAAGGTTGAACCATGTTCGACGCACACTCCGGCTATAAGTCCGTTGTCGCCATTGGCGCGGCGGTTCTTGCCGCCGACAACACCCCTGCCGCCATTGACCTGCAAAGCTTCAAGGGCTGCGAATTGATCCTGAATGTCGGCATCGGTGGCATCACCTTTTCTGGCGTCAACAAGATCGAGTTTGTGGTCACGGAATCCGACGATAATGTGACCTATACCGCCGTCAATCAGGCCGACATCATCGGGGCCACCGTCTCCGGCGCTGGTATCGTCAAGTCCCTGATTGCCGCCCATCCCGCCGCTGCCGTGTACCGGCTCGGCTATGTTGGGGATGCCCGGTATATCAAAGTGCTGGCAGACTTCTCCGGCACCCACGGTTCCGGCACCCCGATTGCTGTCACGGCAGTTCTGAGCCACCCGGATACAGGTCCGGTTCCGGCGCAAATCTGATCCGGCTTTCCCTTGACCGGACACCTTGGCGGGGCTTAACGGCCCCGCTTTTTCTTCGGAGGTTCCCATGCTCACGCGCGTTTCAGCCCCGTCTGCGGTGGTATCGACCGATGAAGTGAAGCGGCAGATCAACATTTCGCACAATCGGGACGACCTGATTATCTCGGAAATGATCGGCGCGGCTACGGAATATCTGGACGGGACGGTTGGCGTCTTGGGCCAGTTTTTGGGCAGTCAGCAATGGCGGCTCACGGTGGATTGCTTTTCCGTCCCGATGCGGTTGCCGATTGGCCCGCTGATCACTGTGGATTCGGTGAAATATCTGGACGCGGATATGGTGGAGCAAACGGTTTCGCCGGGGGATTACTACACCCACGCGGATGATCTTGGCCCGTACATCCGGCTTCTGCCGGGCAAGGCGTGGCCTTCTGTCTTTGCGCGGGATGATGCGGTTCGCGTGACCTTCACCGGGGGTTCCGCGACGATTCCAGCGCCGATCCGGTCTGCAATTTACATGATCACGGCGCACCTCTACGCGCACCGCGAATTGAGCGACACGGAGCGGACCTTTCCGACCGGGTTTGATCTTCACGACCTGATTGCGCCCTATCGGCGCGTTTTCTGAGGGGGCCGAAATGGCGCGCAAGACATTCACCACCCAAATCACCATGAGCGGACGCCGGATTTGCGGCGGGGTGGCATACGGCCCCGGAGATACGCCGATCTTGGCGGAATCCATAGCGCAACACTGGATCGGCCTTGGCGTTGCTATTCCCTATGTGGAGACTGCGCCGGAACAGCCGGAAGCGCCCGCGCAGGCCCCCGAAATAGCCCCGGCAGAGGCCATTGAGCCAGAAGCGGCGGCAGAGGTAGTCCCAGAGGCCAAACCCTGATGGGCGCGGGGCAATTCCGGCACTCCGTCAAGGTCCAGTACCGAGCGACCGTGCCGGATGGGTCCGGTGGAGATACGATCACCTGGACGACGCTTTGCACTGAGCCTGCCAGATATATCCGGGCGCAATCGTTTCGCGGCGACGTGGAGCGGGTTTCCGGTGGCGGGATAGGGTCGCACCCGATTGTGCAGGTGGTTGTCCGGCACAACGACGACACGGCGCGGCTGTTGCGCGAGTCCGCAGGCTGGCGGCTTGAGGACGAGGACACGGGGATTGTGATGAACATTCAGTTTTCACAAGACATGACCGGGCGGCGGATGGAAATCCACATCACCGCGCCCGAAAACCTTCCGGCCTGACCATGGCAAAGATCAGGGGGGCGAAAGAGTTGCGGGCGGCTATCAAGCGCGCCCCAAAGCACTTGCGGGACGAGGCGACGAAAGAGGTCCGGGCGTCCACGATACGGATGCACAGACATGCGCGGGAGTTGTTCAATTCTGCCGCGCAGTTCGCCCCGCTCTATCACGGCGGGCCGGGGATGCAGAACATCACGGGCCTTGCGCGGTCGCTCTATCGGTATTCGCTGGTTGATCGCGGGATGCGGGGCCGGGTTGGCCTTCTGTCAGCGAGTTCGGAAAGCCGTGGTTACTATCTGCGGATTTT